ATTCATTCTTCCTTTTGAGAAAATCTGCTTCATCATCCATCATAAATTCCACAGCTTCAGATTCCTTATCAGGCATCGTAAACACAATATCATTCGCCGCTAGTGTTTCCGCCATCTGAACGTGATTGAATTTATCAATTCCACGTCTAACACTTCCTTTCGCATCATCTCCATAAGTTGCCAATTTCACAACATCCCGAAATCGCAACTCTCGATTCAACTTCATATCTCTGGCAATGGCATTCCTCTCATCGACATCATATGCCAATCCGAAACACATCCTATGCAACAATGAATTAACCACACTATTGGTGTACACAGTCATATTCTGACCAGAGGGATTGCTCCCGTGCAACCTCAAGAGGGTTCCATTAAAATCGACAATTGGCGCACACACAGCATGGGCAATTACCCTCATCCTATTCAACTCTTGTGCTGTATAGTTGCCACTCCAGGCAGCGAGATCAATGAAAATCTGGTTAGCAGCAATGGTTAGCTGCTGAGGCATACGCAGATCATACTTCGAGAAATCTCCTGCAATAATCCTATCATCTCCAAAGTGCTTCATATGTGACGCAAGGGCATTCCACTCTGGTCCATGTGAGTTCACGCCAACAGCACATTCAGATACCAACGGGTTTACTGACAGAAACCTTCCAATTGGTAGGAAATACATCCGCATCAATACTTGCAAAGCAACTGGGCTTGCTTGAAAAACACGAACTTTATCCTTAGCCAATGACGTAGGTTCATCCTTGAGGTTTGACGAAAACACTACTGGGAGTGACTCGTCTTTATCACACGCTACTAGCAACTTATCTACCTCAGCCCATACTTCTGGTGTAAAAGTGCGAGGACACGCGTGTTCCTCAGTCGGTTCCAAATCTTCCATATACTTACTCTTGGGTCCCCCAATAGGGAACCCCATAGAGGTCGATGTTTTCATTGCGTCAATAAATCTTTTTCCATCAATTCCACTCACAGCTTCGAGTCTCGACAATGGCCTTATATCATTTTGCCAAAACTCTTTCTGTGCTTCTAAAATATCAAACAAATCCGACTTATAGTCCGCCACAGCCCACTTCAGGACTGCCGGATCAAAACCACCCGATGGATTAGAGGAGTACTTCAAACTTTCATACCACGGTTTCCACTTTTGCTGATCTACCGCTCCATTCTCCATTTCCTTCGGTTGAACAAACTTCGG